ATGCCAGAAGGCAAAGATGAGCAGACGTTCCATTGATCTAGAGTACAGGATCAGAGCTTTGATATCTAAGCAGCAGCGTAATGGATTTACACTTGACTTACAGAAGGCTATGAGTTTAGTATGCAGGTTGCGTGATAAGGCAACACAAATTGAATCTGATCTTCAAGAGTGTTACCCTCCTGTTATAGAAGAAAGATACTCTGACAAGACAGGTAAGAGATTAAAGGATAAGATTATTATCTTTAATCCTGCCAGCAGACAACAGATTGCCCAACGCCTAATGGAGCAGGGTTGGCAACCTAATAAAAAAACTGAGAAGGGTCATCCAATCGTGGATGAAAGCGTTCTGAAGGAAGTAGATATTCCTGAAGCAAAAATAATTGCAGAGTATCTTCTTCTACAAAAAAGAGTTTCACAAGTTCAGTCTTGGATAGATGCTGTACAAGAGGATGGAAAAGTACATGGAAAAGTTCTTACGCTTCGTGCTATCTCTGGACGCATGGCACACAACAGTCCAAACATGGCACAAGTTCCAGCAGGATATTCTCCTTATGGTAAGGAGTGTCGTGAGTGTTGGACTGTTTCAAAACCTGATAATGTTCTTGTTGGTTGTGACGCTAGTTCTCTTGAACTAAGAGCATTGGCACACTATCTTGACGATCCTGTCTTCACGAAAGAAGTTGTCGAGGGTGACATTCATACTGCTAATCAGAAAGCGGCAGGGCTAGAAACTCGTGACCAAGCAAAGACATTTATCTATGCCTTCATCTACGGCGCTGGCGCAGCTAAGATAGGCAGTATCGTAGGAGGTACATCAACTGATGGACAGCGTTTGATTGATACGTTTCTTTCTAACGTACCAGCACTCGCTACCTTCAGACAAAAGGTTGACAAGACATCTCAATTAGGGTATATACGTGGATTGGATGGAAGAAGATTGAAGGTTCGCAATCAACATGCAGCAGTTAATCTTCTCATTCAGGGAGCAGGAGCAGTTATATGTAAGCAATGGTTGGTAGACATCACTCTCCTTTACAACAAGTTAAAATTAAAAGCTGATTTAGTTGCATCAATACACGATGAGTATCAGTTTGAAGTTTTTAAACCACATGCTTTATCGTTTGGTTCTATAACGAAGAAAGCAATGAAAGAAACTGAAAGGAAGTTGTTGATAAAATGCCCACTAGACAGCGAGTACAAAATAGGAAACAACTGGTCAGAGACTCATTAATTAAACTTGAACCTAGTGAGGTAGAGTTATACACAATTATTGGAAAAGCTAGGTATGATAATAACAGACAGTCTAAAGTAAAAGACACTGCCGCGAAAAGAGATAAGAATGATCCTTATGCCTTCGATATAATAGGAGCGGGAGGTGAGTTAAGTTTCTTTAAACTGTCAGGACTTTATCCAACACAGTTAATGGAAATATATCCAAGATCAATGTCATCTAAAACTGATTTAGGTGATTTAGTTCTTGACGGTCTGACAATAGATGTTAAGACCACACACCACAAGACTGGAATGTTACTTGCAACAAGTGCAGAAAGTAAAAATGTTGTTGACATATTTGCATTGATGGTTAAACTAGACGAAGATTTATTTTGTCTCAAAGGATTTTATCCTTCTAACTTGTTAGTACAAGAGGAAAATTTTAACAGGTGTAATCGTAAATTAGTTAGACCTTGTTACAACGTAGGACAAGAAGTTCTTCTTGACTACAAGGATGCAGTAAAACTTTTATGATGAAAAAGTGCTTGACTTTGGTAATCAAGTCTGGCATAAATACAAAACTGAAACTTGAAAAGGAAAATTGAAAATGGAAAACTCAATAAAGTTCGTATCTGGTAAAGCATATTGGGCAAGCGTATGCGCTCCTAACACAACATTTGAACCAGCATGGTGCATTGATGTAACATTAGATGAGAAGACCAAGGTTGAGTTAGAAAGCATTGGCCTGAACATACATAACAAGGGTGATGAGAGAGGTGACTTTATTAAGATCAAGCGCAAGGTTATGAAGCGTGATGGTACTGAGCGTGAAGCACCTACTGTTGTGGATTCAAAGCGCAACCCTTGGGATAACTCACTGATCGGTAATGGCAGTGATGTTAATGTTAAGTTTAAAGTTTATGAATACGAATACAACAAGAAGAATGGCGTATCCGCTGATCTGATTGCTGTACAGGTTGTCAACCTAATCCCCTATGGAGAGGACTTTGATAATGTTGACGATGGTTATGTTGTTAGTAACTCTTCTAACAATAATAAGCCGCACTCTGCGGGTGATGACATTCCCTTTTAACCTGATATAGCAATTGATGGGGTTGTCGTAGTAAGGACAACATTGCCTTACATAAGGACAACGATAGCTTACAGGTTGAGGGAAGGGACTGTAAGCACCTTCTTTAAAAATAAAATTTAGAAAGGTATAATATGCATAACTGTGAAGTAAAAGTTCTACGCGCACTACGTAAGCGTATGCGTGTAACACGTAAGACCGCAATCGAAAATGGTTGGTCAGAGAATCTTACTGCAACAATCTCTGACCTACGAAAGAATGGCTATGTTATTGAAACTGTAAAAGCTAAAACTCCTGAAGGTACTATGTACACACGTTATCGTCTGATGTTTGAGCCGCAGGAAATCAATGAACTTATGCAAGCTGCATAGTTCTTAACAAAGATTGGCAACAGAAATGAACAGCAAGAATATTAACACGTTAGTAGAAGACATTTACAGTCTTTTCACTGACAAGGAAAAGGTAGTAGACATAACCGACTCTGCTTTAAAAGAACTGGCAGAGGATGTTGTTCATTCTGTTGTCAAGTCTATCAACGAAGTTAGGGTTAAGTCTGACAAAAAAGAAAACCTCAGACTGTCAATGATTGGCCATCCCCTCAGAAAGATTTGGTACGCCAATCAACAATCGGATAGTAAAGAAGAAGAAGAAGAACTAAAGGGAAGTGATCACATCAAGTTCCTATATGGAAATATTCTTGAAGCACTTCTAATCTTTCTGACAAAGGTAGCCAAGCACGACATTACTGACATGCAGAAAGAGGTTAAGGTCAACGGTGTTACTGGTCATCAAGATGCTAAAATTGACGGTAACATCGTTGACTTTAAGTCTGCTTCACCTTTCTCATTCAAGAAGTTTAAAGAAGGTAGCATCTTTACTGATGATCCTTTTGGATACATCTACCAAATCTCTGCTTACTGCGAAGCAAATGATATTTTCAATGCTGGCTGGCTTGTCATTGACAAAGTAAGTGGTGAGTTGTTATATAGCCCTGTTCCAAACATGGAATTTAAAAATGCCTCAGAAAGAATATCAACAATACGGAACACTCTCAAGGATGGTAGTCCCCCTGATCGCTGTTATGATCCTGTTCCTGATGGTAAGTCTGGGAATATGCGTTTGGATACTGGCTGTATTTATTGTCCTTATAAAAAACAGTGTTGGTCTGATGCTAACAACGGTGCGGGACTTAGGAAATTTCAGTATGCGTATAGTCCGAAATACCTTGTTAAAATAAATAACACACCTAACGTACCTGAAGACTTTGCATTCTAGCAATGAACAAGTATAGATCAGGATCGGAAAGGAAACTAGCTGATCAGCTAGAAACTTTAAAAGTTGCGTACTCTTATGAGCCGTATTACGTACCGTATATGTGGATTGAAAGTAAAAAGTATCTTCCAGACTTTATTCTTCCTTCAGGTATTATACTTGAAGTTAAGGGAAGGTTTAAAATCGATGATAGGAAGAAACACTTATTCCTTCGCCAGTCAAATCCTGAACTGGATATCAGGTTTGTGTTTGACAATCCAAATACTAAATTAAATAAAGGAGGTAAGTCTACCTATGCAGACTGGTGTAACAAGAATGGTTTTCTGTTTTGTAAACGTTCAGATGGTTTGCCTGATGGTTGGCTAGATGGAAAGGTCAACCGGACAAACGGACACGAAAACAAACTTACTACTGGACATACAAAATCTGGTAGAAAGAAAGCAGTCCGATCCTGAACAGGTTTTATTTCTTAGTGTCATCCTTCAAGCGTTACTTGATGCTTCTAAGAAAGAAAATGATAGAGAATCTGTTGAAGCAAAGATAGAAAGAGATAAAGCTAGAGCATGGTTCTCTGCTTCAGTCGGTGTTACTGCTGAAGACTTTAATACAGTCTGTGACATAGCAGGTGTTAATCCTGCTTATGTACGTAGCTTTGCTTTCAAGATTTTAGAATCAAAAGAGATTGAGTTTGTACGAAAGCGTATCAACGCAGTGCTTTCGTTTGACTAGGGAGTTATGTTAATTGACAACGGAAACAAGTTTCTGGTTAGGTTCAACCAAGTTAAACAATGATAGATTTTCTAAATGTAAGTACAATGAACAACGAATCATTAGTGAAATTGAGTCTTATATTCTAAACACTTACAGCCAACACTATGCCTCTGATAAATTACAAGCGTTAGAGATTGTTCAAGACGCTGGTTATGGTGAAGGTTTTATTATGGGTAACATCTTGAAATACTGGAAGAGGTATGGTAAGAAGGATGGTAAAAACAGACAGGACTTGTTTAAGATTATTCACTATGCTATCCTGCAACTTTCGCTTCAAGATAAGGAAGCGTCGATCAA